ATAAAATTTGGAATTGGATAAAAAATATGTTTGTACCGGAAAAACAAGATCCACATCTTGTTTTATACGAAGAGGTAGAAAAACCTAAACCAACACATTGTTCAGGACATTTAAGATTTAGAAAAACCTGTCCTAGATGTCAGGAGATTGTAGCGTAATGGCAGGATTAAGTGCATCAGGATTAAAAACACAAATAAGAAGTTATACTGAAACAGACTCTAATGTTTTGACAGACGCTGTTTTAGAAAATATTATTTTAAATGCACAATACAGAATTTTTAGAGATGTGCCTATTGATGCAGACAGAAAACAACAATTAGGTAATTTTGTTGCTGGGCAAGAATCTATAAACGCACCAGCAGGATGTTTATTTATTAGAGGTATACAAGTATATGATACTGCAGGATCTGAAATTACAGGAGCTAACAGATGGCTAGAAAAAAAAGATATGTCTTATCTTCAAGAGTATCAGGATATAACAGGAACATCAGCAGCTCAAGGTCAACCTAAATATTATGCTGCATTTGGTGGTGCAACTGGAGAGTCTGATACTACATCAGGTAGAATATTTGTAGCGCCTACTCCAAATACTACGTATAGATTTAGAGTACATTTTAATAAAATGCCTGATCTTTTAGAAAATAACGATACTAATTATATTAGTCTTAATTTTCCAAATGGTCTTTTATATTGCTGCCTGTCAGAGGCATATGGCTTTTTAAAAGGTCCGATAGACATGTTGACACTATATGAAAATAAGTATAAACAAGAAGTACAGAAGTTTGCTAATGAACAAGTTGGCAGAAGACGAAGAGATGACTACACAGATGGTGCTGTTCGTATTCCGGTAAACTCAGCAAACCCTTAGGAGATAAATTATGGCAATATCATCAGCAATATGTTCAAGCTTCAAACAAGAGCTTTTACAAGGTAAACACAGTTTTGAATCTTCAGGTGGTCACACTTTTAAAATTGCATTATATGACAGTGATGCTTCTTTAGGTGCTGCTACAACAGACTACTCAACATCAGAAGAAATTACAAATACATCAGGCTCTGCATATACTGCAGGTGGTGCAACTTTAACTAACACTGGAGTTGGATTAACAAGCACAACTGCATTCACAGATTTTAGTGATGTGACTTACAGCTCAGCTTCTTTTACTGCAAACGGAGCGTTAATATATAACACAACAACAAACGGTGGATCCTCAACAACTGATGCCGTTTGTGTAATTGCATTCGGCGGAGATAAAACTGCTAGTAATGGAACTTTTAAAATAGAATTTCCCGCAAATAATTCTTCAGCAGCAATAATCAGATTAGCGTAGGAGGTCGACCATGTCGACAACTTCAGGATGGGGCAGGTTCACCTGGGGCCAAGCTAATTGGAATGCAGACGCAACTCTTAAAACAGGTTGGGGTGCCCAACAATGGAGTGGTGATGGTGGCTGGGGAGATCTTTCTGATCAAACTGTTTCTGTTTCTTTAACAGGTATACAAATAACATCTAGTATTGGTTCAGTTGATATACCTGATCAAATAATTACACCAACTGGTTTAGAATCTACTTTTTCACAAGGTGAAGCTTTTGTTCCTGTTGTTATAGACGACACATTATCTATTACATCTTCTGTTGGTTCAGTGTCCGTGGTTGACATGCAAGTTGGATTGACTGGTGTATCAACAACATTAGCGATTGGATCTGTAACAGTCAATGACATGACTATTGGATTGACTGGTCAAGATATGACTTTAAGTCAAGGAGCGGCAAAAGCACCAAACGAAACAGCTATTCTTTCTGGAGTATCAGCAACATTTAGTCAAGGAACTGCACAAGGTATTTCTTCACAAGAAGCATTATTAACTGGAGTATCATTTAGTGCTAGTATTGGAACTGTAATTATACCAAATGACGTAGTTCAATTATCAGGATTAGAAGCAGAGTTTACTCAAGGTTCAATTATAGGATTAGGTGGTGCTGTAGTTCAACCTACTTCTCAAACCATAACAGGTAGTGTAGGAACTCTAGATCCTAATGACATGACTCTAGGATTAACTGGTCAGTCATTTAACGCTAATGTTGGTAGTATTTCACCTGTAGATATGCAGGTCGGATTAACAGGACAATCAGCATCATTTAGTATTGGCGCTGTAGATATTTTTGCTTATGGCGATGTTGACACTGGTTCAAATACATCATATAACAATGTTTCAACTGGATCGAATGATACATATTCGGATGTTGCAACTGGATCAAATACAAGTTATAGTGACGCTGCATAATAGGAGATAATTTATGGCATCAACATATACGCCTTTAGGTGTTGAACTTCAAGCAACTGGTGAAAACGCTGGTACATGGGGTACAAAAACTAATACAAATTTACAACTTATTGAACAAATAACTGGTGGATATATTCAAAAATCTATTGCTGGTGGTGCACAAACTACAGCTCTAGCTGTTAGTGATGGATCATTAAATGCAGAACTTGCACACAGGATGATTGAATTTACTGGTTCAATCACTGGAAATCAAATTGTTACAATACCTCTAGATGTTCAAACTTTTTATATTTTAAAAAATTCAACTTCAGGTGCATATACTGTTCAGTTTAAATATGCATCAGGATCTGGTTCTACATTTACTTTTTCAGCCACAAATAAAAAAACTGCTATTGTTCAAGCAACGGCAGACGATGGAACCAATCCAAATATAGTAGAAATTCAAACAGGTGGAGATGTTGTAGACGATACATCACCTCAATTAGGTGGAGATCTAGATACCAACAGCTTTAATATTTCATTTGATGACGCTCACGGTATTACAGATGAAAATGGAAACGAACAAATAATTTTTCAAACAACTTCATCTGCAGTAAACCAATTTGATATTACAAATGCTGCAACAGGTAATGCACCTAGCATATCTGCAACAGGTGGAGATTCTAATATAGATGTAGCTATTATTCCAAAAGGAACTGGTGAAACTAAAATTGGAACAGGAGCTGCAACAGCAACTCTTACTTCAAGTGGTGCATATGATTTAACTTTAGATACAAATAGCGGAACAAACTCAGGTACAATTACAATTACAGATGGTGCTAACGGTAATATTACAGCTACTCCAAATGGCACAGGTGAAGTAGTTGTTGGTGGTAATACAAATCCAGGTACTCTTGTTCTTAATTGTGAAGCCAACTCTCATGGTATTAAACTTCAAAGTCCCGCACACTCAGCTAATCAGAGCTACACACTTAAATTTCCAACAGGAAATGTTACAGCAGACAGATTTTTAAAAGTAGCATCCGTATCTGGTTCAGGTACAACAGGTGTCGGTCAATTATCTTTTGCAGAAGTATCTGGTGGTACATCATGGCAAGCTGTTAAAACTTCTGACTTCACTGCAGTTGCAGGTGAAGGATATTTTATAAATACAACTAGTGGTGCAGTTACAATGACATTACCTAGTTCACCAACAATTGGAGATGAAATTGCTTTTATAGATTATGCAGGAACATTTGATACAAATAATTTAACCGTTGGAAGAAACTCAGAAAAAATTAACGGAGCAACAGCAAACTTAACTGTTGCTACAGAAAGAGCAGCGAATACTCTCGTGTATACAGATGGAACACAAGGCTGGTTGCTAAGAAATAATTAAGGAGGTTGAATGACAACCTATAAAGAAATCAAAGGCCAGTTAGTAAGAAAGGTCAGTTCAGATCCAACTAATGCTTTGGAAGGTCAAATTTGGTATAATACTACCATTGGTACTTTAAAAGCAAGCGCATATGTAACAGGAACTTGGGCAGCAGGTGGAAATTTAAATCAAGATTATTATGGTAGAGCATCATCTGGAACTCAAACTGCAGGACTTGTTTTTGGAGGAAGAAATCCTGGTCCTGTATTTACAAGTGGAGACACTGAAGAGTATAATGGATCTTCTTGGTCAGAACAAAATAATATGGGGACTACTAGAAGATATCTTGCAGGTTTTGGAATACAAACAGCCTCTGTAGCTTGTAGTGGTGCACCAGCTGGAAATACTCCAGGAACTAAAACTGAAGAATATAATGGATCATCTTGGACAGCTGGAAATGATATGTCTATTGGTAATAATAATGGTGGAGGAACAGCAGGAATTTTAACAGCAGGTTTTTTTGTAGGAGCATCTCCTCCAACGGGATCAACAGAAGAATATGATGGAACTAACTGGTCAAGCGGAGGTTCTTTAAACACAGCAAGAAATCAATCTAGATCTTTTGGTACACTTACTGCAGGTGTTGCAGCTGGTGGAGAAGGAAATTCTTCAGCCGTAGAACACTACGATGGAACATCTTGGACAGCAGCTACAGCTTTACCTTCAGGTAGATTTAATAATGGAACTGGTGGAACTCAAACAGCTGGATTTGTAACTGGTGGAAAAACAGGTTCTCCAGGTTCAAATACTTTGATAACAAATGAATACGACGGCTCTGCTTGGAGAACGGGTGGAAATCTTTCAAATGAAAGAGATAATGCAAATAGAGGACCTCAAGGAACAGTGCCAGCAGGTTTACTTTCTGGTGGTAAATATCCATTTCAAGGCACTGAAGAATATACTGGTCCTAGTGAACCAAAAACAGTAAAGGTAACATTAAGCTAATATGTCAGAATATAAAAACATAATTGGAAAACCAGTAAAGTTCTTGGCAACTGATCCAGACAACGCAGAAGCTGAAGGACAGATCTGGTATAACAGTACCTCTGATACTTTTAAAAATATCGTTGCTCTTGAAGCGTGGTCGAGTAGTGCAAACACAAATATTACTAGAGGATCTGGATATGGGTTTGGCACATTGACAGCAGGAGTTACTGGTACAGGAGAAGCAGGACCTCCTGGTCTTGTACCTACAGCAACTGAAGAATATAATGGAAGTGGTTGGGCTACTTCAGGAAATTATCCAACACAAGTTTTTTTAATTAAAGGTACTGGAACTCAAACTGCAGGGTTAGCTGCAGGTGGTCGAACACCCACAATCATAACTAATGCTAATGTATATAATGGTTCTTCTTGGACTGCTGCTGGTGGAAATTTAAATGAAGCTAAATCAGATGGGGGTATGTTTGGAATTCAAACATCTGCTATTTATTGTGGTGGTGATAGTCCTACTCCTGGTTATATAGTTAATACAGAATTATATAATGGATCGTCTTGGTCAGAAGTAAATAATTTACCTGTAGCTAAAAGACAATTTGGAACAGCAGGCACATCAACAGCTGGATTAATTTCAGGTGGTAGAATTGCACCAGGTCCATCAGTAACTACAACTGAAAATTGGGATGGAACTAATTGGACATCTGGACCAAATATAAATACAGCTAGAAGATATTTACAAGGATGGGGAACTTCAACTTCAGCTTTAATTTGTGGTGGATCTACAAATGGCGCTGATGCTAGTGCTTTAACTGAAGTGTATGATGGAACTTCTTGGAGTGAAACAGCGGACTTAGCAACTGCAAGACATTTTTCAGGAACTTGTCAAAATCAAGGAAGTAATACAAGTGGTTGGGCGGCAAATGGAAATGCTGGACCGACTTATTATAATTCAACCGAAGAATTTAACAGATCAATAAACGTCATTACAGCTGGAGCGTGGGCTAGTGGTGGAGCCATGAATACAGCTAGACAACAACTTGCAGGTTTTGGAACACAAACAGCTGCAGTTGCGGCTGCAGGAACAACAGGATCTGTTACAGCAGCAACAGAAGAATATAATGGTTCATCTTGGACAAATTCAACAAGTGCTGGAACAGCAAGAAGAATTGTTAGTGGAACTGGAATAGAAACTGCTGGGTTAATAGTTTCAGGTTTTATTCCTCCTATATCAACAGCAACAGAAGAATATAATGGTTCATCTTGGACAGCAGGAGGATCTATAAGCACTCCTAGATATCAACATAATAGTGCATTTGGATCACAAACTGCTGCTGCTCTTGCTGGAGGTTTTGCTCCTCCTTCATCAAATGCAACAGAAGAATATGATGGATCATCTTGGTCAGGTGGAGGAAATTTAAATACAGCTAGAGGTTCTGGATCTACTTTAGGTTCTGCACAAACAGCAGCAATTATGGTAGGTGGTTATGATAACAATCCTAGCTATACTGCAGCATCAGAAAATTATAATGGAACATCTTGGACATCAATAACTCCAGCGTTAAATGCAGGATCAAATAGAGGAGGTTCTGGAAATGAAACTGATGGTCTTGTTTATGGAGGTGATTTAGATACTGCTGGAAATGCTTTAACAGAGAGATACAATGGAACGGTTTTTTATACACAACCCTCTCTTGGGACAGCACGTGCTGCTCTTTCAGGTAGTTACGGACCTTCTGGGACTGCAGCTGCAGCAATAGGTTTTGGTGGTAATGTTCCTCCTGTTTCAAATGCAACAGAAGAATTTACTG